GGGGCCAAAGCAGACCGAGGAGCCCGCGAGCGTAACCTTCCACCCGTTTAGTAAACCCCAAGCCATGCCCCTGACCACCTCCGCCTATTACGTCTCCCTCAACTACGGGCACCACCTCATCAAGTGGGCCATTGGCCGGATCCGGGCCGGCACCATGACCCCGGAACAGTTCGCCGAAAGCCAGACCATGGACGCCCACCCGCGGGATCCCAGGCGGGCCACCATCGCCCGGGGCCTCCGGGAGAGCATGGCTGAAAAGCCGGAAAACCTACCCGACCCCCCCCGATGACACAAGCCGACTACGCCAGGGCAACCGGACTGACCAAGGGCAGGGTCTCCCAGTTGGTCAAAGCTGGGATGCCGCTGTCGTCCCGGGAAGCCGCGGACAAGTGGCGCGGCATGAGCGCCAAGGCCAGGTCAACCCCAGGAGCGAAGGGCAAGCCGGCCGCCCCGATGGATCCGGGACCATACCGCCCGCCCGAAGCCCAGGCCCCGACGGATTCGACGCTGATCTCAGCCGACACGCCCCAGGGATCCTACGAACGTCAGAGGCAGATCGAGCGGGCCGCCTATGCCCTCTCGGTCCGGGCACTCAAAGCCGGGCAGCCAGACGCCGGCCGCCTGGTTCAGATCCACAACCAGGCAGCCCGGAACCTGACCGCCGCCCGGGAGGAGGTTCTGGCATTATCCGAAAAGGAGCGCCACCTCGTCTCCGGTGATTGGGTGCGGAAGGCCATGACCGAACACGACGGGGCAGTCGCCACGTTGCTCCGCGCCATGCCGAAACAACTCGCCGGCCGGATCGCCCCTCACGACCCGGAACACGCCGAGAAAGAACTGGACCGCTGGGTCCAGGAAGTCGCCCTCGCCACCTTGCAGCAAACCGACCCTTGGAAATGAAGAACAAGCCCGCTATCGAGACCGTCCCAATCGAGGCACTCAAAGCCTACACCCACAACGCCCGGACCCATTCGCCCGACCAGGTGGCTCAAATCGCCGCCTCAATGGTCGAGTTCGGCTTCACCAACCCGGTCTTGATCGACAAGGACGAGACCATCATCGCCGGCCACGGTCGGGTGGAGGCCGCCCGGTCGTTGGGCATGGAGGAGATCCCGTGCATCCGGCTCGAACATCTCACCCAGGACCAGGTGCGGGCCTATTGCCTGGCCGACAACAAGTTGGCACTCAATGCCGGGTGGAACGAGGACACTCTCGCTGCGGAACTCAAGGCGCTCGAGGCCGCCGGGTTCGACGTCAGCCTAACCGGGTTCAGCCCGGAGGAGTTGGCCGAGATCATCGGGGAGCCCACCGGGGACACCGACCCGGAGGAGCCCGCCCCGGAGGTCGAGTTTTCCGAGGAGTTGCTCCACGCTCACAATTATGTGGTGCTGTACTTCGACAACCCGTTGGACTGGCAGGTCGCCCAGGAAAAGTTCGGGCTCAAGGAGGTAAAGGACCTGATCCCGAGGAAGGGGCAACCCACCGGCATCGGCCGGGTCATCCGCGGGTCCGACTGGCTCAACCGCATCGCATGAAAGACCCCACCGTTTCCGTCATCATCCCGTCGTTTCGGCGGGCTCACTCGGATCGACTGCCCGGTCGGGACTACTTCCAGTCTGCCCGATACTGCGTCCCGGAATCCCAGGCGAAGGACTACGCGAATGTCGTCGGGGCGTCCCGGGTGTTGGCGATCCCAGACTCGGCCGACGGCAACATTGCCCGCAAACGGAACTGGATCCTCCGAAACATCCCGCGGCCGTTGCTCATGATCGACGACGACGTGAGCGGACTTTGCCATACCGAAGGCGTCTACAGGCGGGGCCGGTGGACGGGCAAGAGCGATCAAAAAATCATGCTGACCCCTGAGGAAGCCGACGACCTCATCGTCCGCGGGTTCAACCTCGCTCACCAGTTCGGATGCGTTCTGTGGGGTCTCAACCTCAACGAGGACGGGCGCATCTACAAACAGTTCAAGCCGTTCTCGCTGTCCGCCCCTGTGTTGGGGCCGTTCACCGGGCACCTGGCGCATCGGTACCTCAACGACGAAAGAATGGGGTCGAAGGACGACTACGACTTCGCGCTCCAGGTGTTGAACCGCGAGCGGAAGATTCTCCGGCTCAATAAGTACGCCTACGTCTGCGAACATGGGGACAACGCGGGCGGAATCGTGTCGAGCCGGACCATCGAGTCCGAAACCAAGTTCTGCCGCGCCATCGAACGGAAGTGGGGCTGGCACGTCATCCAATACCCGCTCCAACCGAAACGCATGGCCGACTTGCTCAACGCCCGGGTCGTCGTGCCGATTGGGGACGTCTGATGCTAACCGACCTTCAACGCGATCTCCTCGAGTTCCGCCGCGGGCTTTACCGGCCGACGCCGCGCCAGACCGTCGTCGAGTGGGCCGAGGCAAACCTCAAACTCACCGCCCGGCAAACCGAGAACCCGGGACCGTTCTCGACGAGCGTCCGCCCCTACACAAGGGAGCCGCTCGAATGTTGGAAGGACGCCGGGGTGGCCGAGATGACTTTGTGCTGGGGTTCCCAGACGTCGAAAACCACGACCCTGATGGCTGGCCTCGCTTGGTTGATCGACAACGAACCGAGCCCGGCGCTGTGGCTCATGCCGACCGAAAACTTGGCCAGGTCGTTCTCGAAAAGCCGGTGGCTCCCGATGCTGGAGGACTGCCCGGCAATCGTCGCCCACTTCCCGGTGGATCGGGACAAGCTCACCAACCTCGAACAGCACTTCGACCGTTCGACACTCACGTTCGTCGGTTCCAACTCGCCCGCCAACCTCGCATCCCGCCCGGTCCGGGTGTTGGTCGCCGACGAGGTGGACAAGTTCGCCCAGGCCACCGAGCGGGAGGCCGACGCGCTGGACCTGGCCGAGCAGCGCCTCAAGGCGTTCTCGTCGTCCAAACTGTTCCTGACATCGACCCCGACGACGACCGACGGGCGCATCTGGCAGCGGTTCCTTCGTGGGGACCAACGCCGATTCTACATCCCGTGCCCGCATTGCAAGGCACCAATCCGATTGGAGTGGCGGCAAGTAAAATGGGACGAGGACGCCAAGCTCGAGGACGGGAAGTGGGATTTCTCCCGAGTCCGTGCATCCGCCCGGTACGAGTGCCAACTTTGCAAGGGGTCGATGACCGACGCCCAAAAGGTCGCAGGGCTTCGCCACGGGCAATGGATCCCGGAAAACAAGGGGGCGCTGCCCGGGGTCCGATCCTACCACCTATCGAGCCTCTACAGCCCCGACCGCAAATGCACCTGGGGTCACCTTGCCGTGCAGTTCCTCGAAGCCAAGGAGTCGTTGCTCGGGCTCCAGTCGTTCGTAAACGGCAACCTCGCCGAGCCGTGGGAAAACCAGGCAGCGCCCCGGCAACGGGAGGAACTCATCGTCGCCGGCAATGAGGGTCTGACCGAGAAGTGCGTCAAGTTCCTGACCGTGGACTGCCAGGCATCAAGCCCTCACTTTTGGTTCGTGGTTCGAGCGTGGAACGAGGACGGATCGTCCCGGGCCATCGACGCCGGATCGCTCGACACCTGGCACGACGTCCGCGAAAAGCAGAGGGAACACGGAGTCGGGGACGTCCACGTCGTCATTGACTCAGGCTACGATGCCCCGACGGTTTATGCCGAGTGCCTCCGGTGGGGGCGGTTTGTGGCTCGTACCGGGCGGGTGCCGCTTTGGGTCGGGTGGATGCCATCGAAGGGAATGCCCCGGAAGGGCTGGCGCAACCCGAAGACCGGGGTGGACGAGCCGTTCTTCCTCCGAGGGATCGACCCGAGGGTTGGTGACAACGCTGGCGGCCAGGGACGCCTCGAACTCAAATTGCTCGAGTTCGGAACTGACATCACCAAGGACGTTCTGGACCGACTCCGAAGGGGCAAGGTGGGGACACGGTGGGAGGTCGCCGAAAAGGTGGCCACGCCAGAATACTGGCGGCATCTCGACTGCGAGCAAAAGGTCGCCCGATTGTCGAGCGCCACCGGCCGGACGACGTGGACATGGCTGCCAAGGTCGTCGAAATGGCCGAATCACCTGGCCGACTGCGAAGTCATGCAGGTGGCGGCTGCGATTTTCTTCAACCGCCTCCGCATGAACGCCGCCGCATCCGATGCAAACTGACCTGCTCACGACCAAGGAACTCGCCGCCATGCTCAAGCGGGCTCCGTCCTACGTTTACGCCATGAAAGCCCGCGGGTTCCCGATGCCAGGAGGTCGGGCCAGGCTCACCGAGGCTCTGACGTGGCTCACCCGGCACCCGCAACCCCGGGCGGAACGCCGTCACGGGCGCAAATGAGCAAGGACGGGCCAACGCCCCGGTGGCGTCCGGTCCCGGATCATGCGGACCTTGAATCGTGGCAGTTTCTTCAGCATTCGCCCGCGGCCTGTTGCGTCACGTCTACTCGACGGTGACCCATGGGGCGACGTTGCTCGACAAGCTCAACAGCCTCAACAACGAGGCGGTCCACGCGCTGGAGTCCGGGAAGGTCCTTCAACAGACAACCGGCAACGGTCGGTCGGTGACGTTCCAGGTGAACGCCAACGAGGGCGTGACCCCGACAGAGATGGCCGAGGTTTACAGCCGCCTCTTGGACCTGTATGACGACGCCGTCGCCGCGGGCAACGCGACCGACGCGACCCGCTACGCCTACATGATGGCCCGGTTGAAGCCGATCCGGTCCTACCGAAACGATTTCTCGAACTTGATCCGATGAACCTTTTCCGACG